TCCATCGCCAACACTAGAGCAGGTAATGGATTTTCCAGAGCTGTTTGCCGAATACCCGCAGCTAAGAAACATAAGAGTGACCCCCACCAGTCCTTGGAGTCCGTTTGTAGGTGGCAGTTATAACCCGGACACTAAGACAATTGCTTTGTCAAGTAACCCGAACACGCCCGAAGGGCGCAAAAAAATGATGAGCACGTTGATGCACGAAATTCAACATGCCGTGCAAGATATTGAAGGGACCTACGGTGGTGCTAATCCGGGTATGTTTCAACCTCCTAATTTTGAGCCCCGTTCTAACAAAAACCGCGAGTTGTTAAGAGAACAGGATAAATTGATCGAAAAGGATTTGGCTGCTATTGGGATTGATAACACCGGGCTTCTTAACAAAAACAAATTTGTTGAGTTTATGACGGGTGCAAAAAAGACAAAGCCGTTATCTGAAGCGTTGTCCGACGCAGATTTTTTGAAAATCAAAAACAGGGTAAAAGGTTTCGTAAAGAAAAGAGCCCAAGAAGAAACGTTACGGTCAGAAGGAAAAACACCAGAAATCGATGCAGCCCGCGCAAAACTCGAAAAAGAAATCGCTGAAGAACAAGCGCGTATGCGAAAGGCAAACGATGATTTTGCAATCGAGTTAGGCGAGAACCCGTATAAAATGCCTCCGTTACACTCTGAGGAACAAATAAATGCAGTAGCAAAGAATATGCGGGCTCAAGCATATAATTACCAAGGTTCAGATCGCGATTTAATTTATTTAATGAACGATTTGAAAAAAATGGGCGTGGCCGATCCTGAAAAACTTACAGAAACACTAAGCGGTGCTTTTGATGAACGTTTACCTACACTGCAACCTTTATTAAAAGAACGAGCAGAGTTAGATGAAATAGACAAACAAGCGTACCAGTCGTATTCAGGCAACCCTGGAGAAGTAGAGGCTAGAAATACACAATTGCGTTTTGAGGGCGTTACCAAAAAAACCTTTTTGAGAGACGAAGAAGGCAAGTTGAGACGAGGCAAAGACGTTTTTGGACAACCTGAAGTTGGGGTTGAACGAGTGTTAGAAATGCCTCCTGAAGAAACTCAGAAACTAGTTTTGCCTGAAGCCGGGCTTGTCTATTCACTGTCCGAAGGCAAAAAGACGTTAACTCCCGGCGAACGCTTGTCTATGTCGATGGACCCGGACGATCCACAAATGGAGTTGCCCGGCATGGGCGGGGACGGCGGAGGACGCAAGCCCCCTACAATGGACGATCCTGCCCAGCGTTTTCTAGCAAAGCGAGACGGCATACGGGGTAGTTTAGACCAAGATACTAAAATGAAAGCGCCTACTAAGCGTAGACTTACAAAACAATTACGTGATTTGGAACAAAAAATCTTTACACTACGAAAAGAAGCGGGCTATCCAACTGACCGCGACTACGCAAAAGGTGGTATGGTAACCAACATGAATAGACCAGTTATGTCACGCGGACTGTCCAATCTGATCCGTAACTACAGTCAGGGACCCCTAGCACGACTAGATGTTCCACGTGAAACCGTGCCGGTGCAGGGGATGTTTGAGGGTGGTATGCCACGTAACTTCAACCCCTTCGCCACGGGCCGTGAACTCACTGAAAGGGAAGAAGAAGTGCAAGCCCAGATGGCTGCAGAGGCATTAGCTGACGACGCGCCGTTACCCCCTATCCCTTTGAACCAAGCGCAGCAAAAAGCGTACAAAGCGGGCTTGTTGCAAATGGACGATTTGGGTTATGGCCGTCCGGAAAATAACGAATTTTTGTACCTTGGAGACACGTCAACAGAAACCTCTGGCAACGTTCCAAACGCACCAATTGTAACACAAACCCAAGGCACGTCGGGCACCGGCGATACTTCCCCTATCGAAGACGGTCCTGCTAATCCCCCTATACAGGAAACCATAGCAGATGCTCCTGCAAGTGACCCGACAGTGCCGTATACTCCGCCTCCGCCTGTTGATCCACCACCTCCGGTAATAGTAGATGGTCCACCACCGTCGCCACCTCCACAGCCCCCTGTGGTAGTAAACGGTACGCCACCGTCGCCACCTCCACAGCCCCCTGTGGATACGGGGCGAACTCCGGATCAAGTAATGGCAGACAGGGCGGCAGAAGAAGCAGCGGCAGCCGAGGCTGAACGTATACGGCTCGCAAACCTTGCAGCACAGGAACAGTTGGCTGCAGAACAGTTAGCGGCCCAGCAGCAAGTGGCCCAAGATAATTTAGTGCCCGTACCTCCGGTAGAGCCCACGCCCGCAGACACGTTGGAACAGGAACTGGCGCAGGAGTTAGCGGATCAGGCAACCACGCAGTTGGCTGCACAACAGAATTTAGATTCGCAGGTCCTTGGGGCCGAACAGCTTGTAGACCAGCAAGCGGCAGACCGTGCGCTACTAGAAGCGCAACTAACTAATCAAGACGACCCGACGGCCGTGTTCCAAGCACCCGCACCAGATACCGTGGACCGTAGCCAGTTTGGTGTACCGGTTGCGCCTGTGGACATGGGTGACCCCAGCGTTACCTATCGAACAGAAAACAATCGATTGGATAGTTCTCACCCGTTTTATCAATCTGATATTTATCAAAATGCGCCCCCTTATGGAACTATGGACATGTATACAGCCAGTGATGGCACCGAGTTCGGTTCAAGCACGACAGGCGCGTTATACGAACAATGGTTACAAAGTCAGGGAGTCAACCCCAACGTTAATTTTGACGTAGCAGACAAAATTGACCCGTACACCACGGGCTACGCACCCACGCTGGGTATGGACATTAAAGAAACGGTATACCCTTACCAGGGTATGACACAGGAAGAAATGGAAGAACAAGGCGTTTATCGGGGGCAGGTATTCCAGCCCATGCCTAAACTTAGCTTTGGTAGCGGCGGTGAAGACGCGGGCCAATCACAAGGGGAGTTGGTTCCCAAGCTAGAGTTTGGCTCGCAAAAGCAAACGGGTAAGGGTCGTTATGTTACTAACCCGGTTACGGGACAGTCGATCTGGGTTCCCGATTACTCGAATACCAGAGGACCCGCAAATCTGGATACGCGCAACGCAGAATCTCAAGTGGGTGAATATGGCTTAGGAGATGAGCAACAATACCAGTGTCCTGCGTACTACACGTTGGCGTTTGAGGGTGGACAGCCTTACTGTAAGAAGATCGACCAGTCTCAATGGCCGTCAGGCGGAAGACAGCGGTCTATGGTAAGCAACCTGCCTTCACGGACTGCGGTGCAGATTATTGAATTAAAAGAGCCCGGTGCAGAAACTCGTGAAGGCTATGCACAGGGAGGCCCCGTCCAAAACTTTAGTTTGGGAGGGATGGCGTTGCGCCAAGCGCAAATGGCTGCGATGCGAAGAGCCGCACAAGGTCCCTTTGGTCAAGCTTTGTTCCAGAGGTTCGGGCAGTATCAACCCCCGCCTCAACAGCAACAGATGTCTCAGCAACAAATGCCTCAACAACCTCGGCCCGGTTTTGTGCCACAGGGGGTTGGGTTCTCCCAACCTATGCCTAACATGCTGCAAACCCTAATACCGAATGGTCCACCGCCCGGATCGATGGGTATGCAGCAAGATCAACAGCTTGATATTAGCCATGATGGCCCCGGATCGATGGGTAACATCATTCGACCTGACGTAGATATAAATACCCGAGGACCCGAATCTTTTGGTCAACTGGGTCCGCCCCAACAAATAGGGCAGGTGGCCGAACCTAATACTCAACAACTGGCTAGTCAGTTACAGAACGTGACACAGCAGGTTAACCAGCTAAGCTCACACTTGGGTGTAAGTGGCGGGGGACAGCAACTTATGGCGCAAGGCCCTTCTCAATACCAACCGGGGGGTTTGCAGGGTGGCATCGGCGGGTTATTACAAAATCTTAGGCCGGGACCGCCTCCTGCACAATTACGAGCAACAGGTCCAGTACGTCCTCCTATGTTCCAAACTTTTAGGTAAATAATTATGGCAAATGGTGATAGACCCCCAGTGTCGTTGATGGATCGTGAAGGCGGTATGCTGTCCGAGGAAGACGTTGAAGCAGTAGAAATAGAAGCGTTACCTAACGGGTTGGCACAGATTACCGATGTCGAAGGCATCGAAATCATACAGGAAGACGATGGCGGAGCCACGTTAGATTTTGATCCGTTCCGTAATCGGGAACGAGAAGACGATTTTTATGACAATCTGGCTGAATTTTTGCCAGATAAAGTCCTGCAAAGCATTTCCAACGACCTGTTAGAGCAATACCATTCTAATAAAGCGTCCAGACAAGACTGGGAAGATGCGTATTCCAACGGTTTGGAGCTTCTTGGGTTTAATTACGAAGAACGCACGGAGCCGTTTCGGGGCGCTACCGGGGTAACACATCCGGTTTTGGCCGAGGCAGCCGTGCAATTTCAAGCACAGGCGTTTAATGAATTGATTCCGTCCGATGGCCCGGTTCGAACAGCGGTCATGGGCACTCAAACCAACGACAAGATTGAGCAAGCCTCGCGTGTGCGGGACTTTATGAACTACTACATCACTACCGTGATGGAAGAATACACGCCAGAAGTGGACCAAATGTTATTTTATCTGCCTTTGGCGGGCTCTACATTTAAAAAAGTGTACTTTGACGACGCTTTGGGACGCCCTGTTTCCAAGTTTGTACCGGCAGAACACTTGATTGTGCCTTATGAAAGCAACGATTTAGAAACCTGTCCTAACATTACCCACGTAGTTCGCATGTCGCTCAACGATTTGCGTAAACAACAAGTTAGTGGGTTCTATCGAGACATTAAAGTACTGCCTTCTCAAGCCGACAGCAGCAGCTTATCAGACGAAATTGACTACATAGACGGTGAAAAGCCCTCTGGTATTGATTATGACTGCACTTTGCTGGAGTGCCACGTCGATTTAGACATTGAAGGCTACGAAGACATGGACGAAGACGGGGAACCTACGGGTATTAAGGTTCCATACATCGTTACTATTAGCGAAGACAACGGAAAAGTGTTGTCTATTCGTCGGAATTACCTAGAAGACGACCCCATGCAAGCCAAAATCCAGTATTTTGTGCATTATAAGTTCCTTCCGGGCTTCGGATTCTATGGAATGGGCCTGATTCACACGATTGGCGGCCTTTCTAGGACTGCAACCGCCGCATTAAGGCAATTAATCGATGCTGGGACGCTTTCAAACCTGCCAGCGGGCTTTAAAGCGCGTGGTTTGCGCATTCGAGACGATGATGACCCCCTACAGCCGGGTGAATTCAGGGATGTGGACGCCCCCGGAGGCGTTATACGCGATAGTTTGATGCCTTTACCCTTTAAAGGGCCTGATCAGACGTTATTTCAACTTTTAGGCTTTGTAGTACAGGCAGCACAGCGTTTTGCCACCATTACCGACATGAAAGTGGGTGATGGTAACCAATCTGCGGCAGTAGGCACGACTATTGCGATGATTGAGCAGGGTGGGCGTGTGATGAGCGCAATCCACAAGCGTTTGCATTACGCCATGAAGATAGAGTTCAAGATACTTTCCAGGGTTATGGCTGAAAGTTTACCGCCCGTGTACCCTTATCAGGTGCCCGGAGCAGAACAAGCGGTCAAATCAACGGATTTTGATGATCGCGTAGATGTTTTACCGGTATCTGACCCGAATATCTTTTCGCAAAGCCAGCGCATAGCTTTGGCTCAAACAGAGCTACAAATGGCTATGCAAGCCCCTGAAATACACAATATTCCAGAGGTTTACCGGCGCGTTTACGACGCTATGGGCGTCAAAAACGTCAATCAAATATTGAAAGCGGACGCTCCTGACGAGCCGTATCCTAAAGATCCTGCGCGTGAAAACATGGATGTGCTTGAAAATGTACCTTTACAGGCTTTCAAGGGTCAGGATCACATGGCCCATATACAGGCGCATTTGATTTTTGCAACAGGTGGTATGGCTTCTTCGTTGCCGCAGGTGGGGTTAGCTATTCAAAAACACATACTGAACCATGTACAGTTAATGGCGGAAGAACAAGCGGAACAAACCTTTGTTCAACAAAATCCAAATGTCACGTTGACCAACCCAGAAACAAATCAGCCGTATCAAGCGTTGGTTTCGCAGTTTATTGCTCAGATTATGCAGCAGGTGGTTCAACTGGGATCACAGATACAACAATCAGGACAACCGCAGCAGCAACAAGGACCTGATCCGTTGATTGAATTGAAGCAACAAGAGCTTCAATTGAAGTCGCAACAAGAGCAAAACGATGTATCACGAGAGCAACAAGAGATCGAGCTTGAGAGACAGAAGCTTGCTCAACGGGAAGCAAATTTCCAGCAACGGTTAGCAAGCCAAGAGGCCCAGACTCAAGCTAGAATAAACGCAGGTATTGAAAGAGAGTTACTCAAACAGCGAGGTGATCGATGAGAACAGTAAAATTTAATGGCGCTCCTATTAAAGAGCCCCCAAAACCTACTACTAAAGCCGAGATAAAAGGCCAAGGTAGTATTCCTTATGCGCAGCTTATAGAGGAAAAAACACCTAACACTGCAAAAGCCAAGATTACCAAAGGAAAAGCCCGAGGAATGGGTGCGGCTGAGCGTGGTGGAAGCTTTACTATTGCGTAGAAAACTGCGATAGTATCGGAGTTGCTCAGACAGTAAGATACAGGAGAGTAGTTGGACGGTCTAGATGTTGTACAATTTGTACAAAAAACTTTAAAAGGCCGCAAAACCCAGATTCAGGAACTCATGACTGATGATGGGATAAAGGATATGGAACATTACAGAGAGTGTATGGGTGAAATTAGAGCGTGTGATTACGTTTTGGTTGAACTTTCTGAAATGCTAAAAAAACAGGAAGCACAAGATGCCTGAAACGAATGAAGCAGAAGATTTATCTGATTGCTACGTCGCAGAAGAAGAACTAGTTTTAGACCCTTCTTTAGTAGATAAAAGCGTTATAGAACGTCTCCCACAACCAACCGGGTGGCGTATTTTAATCGCTCCTTTTAAACCCGCCTTAAAAAGTAAAGGCGGTATTTTATTAAGCCAAAAAACCTTAGAAGAAGATGTAGTCCAGACACAAGTGGGCTATGTCCTTAAAATGGGTCCTTCGGCTTATGCGGATAAGCAACGATATCCGGATGGAGCATGGTGTAAAGAACGCGAATGGGTAATTTTTGCCCGTTATGCGGGTTCTCGGTTTCGTTTGAATGGCGAAAAGAAAGCTGCTTTTGGTAGCGAAGTTCGTATTTTAAACGACGACGAAATCCTTGGAACCATTTTAGACCCTAACGACATTCATCTTAACTAAGGAACGGCACAATGGCAGAAGCAAGGCCCAAGCACGAAGCCGATGATGGTCAAATTGATCTGGAGTTTACCGAAGAAGCACAAGAAGTCACTTTGGAAGAAGTGGCGGATACAGAATCTGAGGAAACCAGTTCACCAGAACCGGCAGCAGAACAAACCGCAAGTGAAGACGACGTTGAACAATACAGCAAGTCTGTTCAGAAAAGAATTAATCAGCTTACTAAAAGATCACGAGAAGCTGAAAGAGAGCGAGAAGAAGCCCTCCGTTACGCACAGCAGGTTCAGACAGAAAATAGCTCAATTAAACAGCGTCTTCATAACCTGGATAAAAATTACATTGATGAGTATGGTAATCGCGTTGCTTCTGAAGCCGAACGGGCAAAGGAAGAACTCAAGACTGCGATTGAAACTGGCGATACGGATCGTCAGTTGGCTGCGCAAGAAAAAATATCGCAATTAGCCGTAGCAAAAGATCGCCATGCGCAAGCGGCTGCGCAGCGTCAAACCCAAGCCGCACAGTTTGAACAGGAGATACAACAACCTGTTTATCAACCAGCTCCCCAGCAACAAAGGCCAGATCCAAAAGCCGAAGACTGGGCAGATAGCAACAGTTGGTTTGGTACAGACTCAGCCATGACCTTTGCAGCTTTTGGAATTCACAAAGAATTGATCCAAGATAAAGGTATGGACGGCACCAGTGATGAGTATTATGATGCCTTAGATTCACGAATTCGGGAGGCGTTTCCTCACAAGTTTGATCTTGAAGAAGACGCCACTCAAAGCCGACGCACTACGCAAACAGTTGCAGGTGTGTCTCGTCCTAAAAAGGGGCGCGGCAAGCAGGTTCGACTCTCCCCGAGCCAAGTCACTATTGCCAAACGATTGGGAGTGCCACTTGAAGAATACGCAAAATACGTGAAGGATTAAAAATGACAGATTCTGATAATGAAACAATGGAAGCTATCAAAAAAACCTCTCGCGCCAAGTCATCGAGAGCAAATACGGCTAGGCGTAGGCCGTGGGCTCCACCGTCGAAATTAGATGCACCGCCCGCACCTCCGGGGTTCAGACATCGTTGGATACGTGCCGAAACTCGTGGCGTAGAAGACACGAGTAATATAACCGGCCGTTTACGCGAAGGTTATGAACTAGTCCGAAAGGACGAATATCCGGATTTTGAAGCTCCTGTATTGGAGACGGGTAAATATGAAGGTGTATTTGGAGTTGGCGGATTGCTTTTAGCTAGAATTCCGCAAGAAACAGTGGACGAAAGAACGGCTTATTTTGCATCGAAACATGCAGATCAAGTTGAAGCTGTAGAAACGGATATTTTACGCGAAAATGCACATTCCACGATGCGGATTGACAAACCTGACCGTCAATCTCGTGTTACTTTTGGTGGTTCTCGTAAGTAAGGTTTTAGGAGACTAATATGGCTAATCAGGAAACCGCTTACGGTCTGCGTCCAATAGGACTAACAGGCAGTGCCGCAAATTCTACAGGTTTGACGAAGTATGAAATTGCTTCCGATAACACTAATGCCATTTATCAATACAGCTTAGTAATCCCTCTCGCCGCTGGCGTGATTGATCAAGCTGGTGACACTGCGGGCGGTACTACCGC